TTGTCCGAGCGTCTTGTAATTCGTAGCCACTTATGCCCCCATTAGTAAGAAGTTAGTCTCGAAGCCGCCGCCGCCCGTTGTGAAGGCAACCCACGACGCTCCCGTATAGTATTCTAGCGCGTCCGTATCCTTCAAGAACGAGAACATTCCCTCGGTCGGAGTCCCGATCGCCGAAGTGCGAGCGCTCGACGACGCGAACACCATAACCGATTGAGCCATCAAGTAAGTGTCGACGTCCACAGCGGTGAGAACCTCACCAGCTTGGAAGTCTTTGAACCCAGCCCCGGCCATACCTTCTCCTTAGAACGCGAGCGCGTTGTTACTGTCCATTGTACCGAAGATAGCGTCGTCGAGGACGAAGAACGTCCAATCGACGGAAGCGAGTCCAAGGATAAGATCGTGGCGAGTCTGCTCGATCTCGTTATCGATCCGGATTACCTGCCCATACTGAAGAATAGGATCGCCGATCGAGTTCGGAGTGAACGAGATCCGGACTACGTCTCCCAGCTCGAGACCAAGCGCCGCACTCTTTTGACCGGCCGACAACGAGTCCAAGTTGATTGAGAACCCCGCGATCCGGTATTCGGGATCGGCATACTTCGACACCAAGAAGTCCGACAGATTGTCGAGTTGAGCTTGAGAGTCGACCAACGTTTCGAGATCTAAAGACGACACGCCGTAAGCGGTCCTCGACCGTCCGTTATTAGCGACCGACGATCCGGCCGGAGACGTCACCTCGACATTGTTGTAAAGAAGTTCGATCCCGTAGTTCACTTGGACCCGCTGGTACGGGATCCCCGTCCCGTCGTCCGCGAACTCGACGACGGAGGACGAAGTCGGCGTAAAGTCGAGACGATCGCGGAAGACTAGGTCTCCGGTCTTGCCGACGAAGAGCGCTCCCTGTTCCGACGCGTCGACCTTTTGGAGATACTCGAGAGCGTTCCCGGAGAAGATCGCGGTCCCGAGAGCGGCTTCGCCGGTGTCGACGCTCCGACGGTCGGCCGGCCACGAGACGTCGGGATCGTCAAGAACGGCCGTTACGCGAGCTCCTGAGCCTTGTGAGGGGGGATTGAAGCTTGATACTATCTGTCGAGCCAAGAAAGAGAGATCGTCCGACGCCACGATCTCCGCTTTCGAGCTAGGTCTCGGAACGTAATCGAGATTGTAATCGTCGACCGTTCCCGTGAAGATCCGCTCCCCGTCGGTTGTAACTCGGATCTCCCGGCGCGGGACGAGTTGTCCGTAAAGCGAGCCCGCCGTGTAAAGCGGATCGAACTTTCGGTCCTCATTGTTTAGGATAAGCGACAACACTCCGGCGGAATACCGATCGAGATCTCGATTCTTCCCCCGGTTGATCGAGGCAGAGATCATACTCGAAGTAATATCGGCGAACGAGTTCCCGCCAAGAGTGTACACAACGTTGTCCAGAACGCCCCCGATCGGATCGTCCAGAATGAAGCCTTCAACGGTTGAGAGTTCGACAACGGTCGCCATTACGCCCTCGCGAACACAGGACCGGAAGACCGTTCGTACTTCTTGATGGCGGAGACAATCTCTTCACCAACCCGAGAACCGTTCGTCCCCATTCCCGCGTTCACCGTGATGTTGATCGTGGACCCTAAGCTTCCGGCCTTGTTCAACGGGATCACAGCTTCCGGACCTGCCTCCCCAATCATTCCCACAATCGGACTACGGACAATACCTCCCTCGGCAAGCTTAGGCATACCGAACCGTTCCGCGAGCGTTCGGGCCGCTTGTTCTTGGTTGAAAGCTTGGTTCGAGCGTAACGCGTTCACTCGACGATTCGCTTCGTCGGTTGACGACTCGCCCGGCTTGAACTCCAAGAACCGATCGGCGACGTCTCGAAGACCCGTCGTGTCGACCGCCGAGAACGTCATATCGTCGAAGAGACCCGGAACTTCAATCCGCTTAAGCTCGATGGGTGGTAAGTTGTTTATCTTTCGAGCGATCGAGCCCGCTAGTCCGGGAAGAGTCCGCGCTCTCTCAAGCAGGCTATTGATCGAGGCGATCATCTCGTTCACTCCCTTCTCGAGGAAGTCGATCATACCGTTCATAGTGTCGGCGACAATTTGACGCACGTTACGCATTGACGTCCGGATACCTCCTTCAAAGAGCCCGAACGATTCCAGACTTGGAAGCAACCCGGCCGCCGTGAGTTGCCCGAGCGCGGTAATCAAAGTGCCCAACATTTCGGCGAAGAATTGAAGAGCGGGAGCGACGAAAGACTCGATCCACATTGTTAGTCCGGGGAGAAGGATTTCAAGAAGCGGGAGCAACGCTTCGACCACTTGAAGAACGACCGGAGCCAACGCCTCAAAGAGCGACACGAAGACGGGGAGTATAGCCTCGACGAGGACTTTCACGAGCTCCGCAATGTCGCCCAAAATAGGCGCTAACATATCGATGAGCTGGACCAAGAACGGAGCGACAGCTTCGACGACAACCTCAAAGATGGAGATGAGCGCCTCGATTAGCGGGTTCAGAACGGGGAGAAGGTCGGCCGCCATTTCAAAGAGGACCGCGAGGAGATCCCCCAGGACGGCGAACAACGGGGACGCGACAACCAAAGTGTCGGCGAAAGCTTGAGCGAACTCTCCGACCGCTGGACCAAGATTCTCGAAGGCGTCTTGTAGCACGGGACCAAGAACCTCGATCACCGGACCGAAGCCGTCGACGATCTCCTTCGCAACCGGAAGGAGAGACGTCCCCAACTCGAGGACGGCGGTCTTCGCCTCCTCCATGGACTGATTGAACTGGAAGGAGAGAGTCTCCTCCGTCGCTTTGAAAGCTTCGTCCAGAACGCCGACGCCGTCCGTCATTCGGCCAAAGATCGCGCGAGTGTCGTCCGCCGCCGGACCCATCAAGTCAAGAACGCCAGACAACGCTCGAATGTTGCCGAACACCGACGCCGTCGCCTCCACGTTCCCGTCGAACGCTCCCGTCAAAGACTCCAAGACGGAGAGAAGACCCTCGTCTTTGATCTGTTCCCGCAACCCCGCCGAAGACATTCCCATCTCGCCGAGCGCCTTCTCAGCGCCGGCCGTCGGCTTCGTGAGGCTTGCCATAATCTGCCGAAGCTGAGTCGCCGCCGTCGACGCGTCCGTACCTGTCCGGGACATAGCGGCCATAGCCGCTCCGACCTCGTCGAACTGGACGCCAAGCGCCGAAGCAAGAGGCAACACTTGGCCCATCGCCGAAGCGAGTTCCGCCGGCTCGAGCTTTCCTTCACGAACCGCTTCCGTCAACACGTCGACAGCTTGAGCGCCGTCAAGTTGTGAAGCCCCGTAAGCGTTCACCGCCGACGTCGCGAGATCCGCGATCGTCTTCGTGTCTCCGAGACCAATCGCCGCGCCCTTCAGAGACGCCTCAAGGACCGTAACGGCGTCCGCTCCCCTAAGACCAGCGGACGTGATAAAGAAGAGAGCGTCGGCGGCTTCCCCGGCCGACTTCCCGAACTTCGGGCCGAGCTCGAGGGCCGCGTCGGACAACTCTCCGAGCTGATCCTTAGCTACACCAACGAGTCCCTCGATCTTCGCGAACGAGTCCTCGAACTCCGAAGCCATTCGCACCGAAGCGGCCGCCGCTCCCGCGAACGCCGCGACCACAGCCGCCGCCGCCGCCGCTCCAACCGCCGCGAACTTTGAAAGCGCTCCCGCGCCCTTGTTCAACCCTCGCGGATCCGACTTGTAAGTAATCGGGATATTGACCGGCTTAGCCATTACGTCCTCCGCGTTAGATTGAAACGAGTGATGTATTCGTTGATGACGTTTTCAGCTTGCCGAATAAGCTCCGGCTGTGCGTTCAAGAAGGCCCGGAAGCCGAAGCGTCCTCCCTTACCCTGGACGAGTTTGAATCGGCCCTCGAGTTGCTCGATCATCGCGCGGCCTTGAGGAGTCGTATAGTTGTTCCGCGATCCGGCGAACTCCGAGATCTGAAACATTCGCGAATTGGGAGAACCCTCAAAGTGGACGAGGAGGATCGCTTTCCCTTTACCGGCTGAGAGCCGGGAGAGGATTTTAGTCTGTATAGGATTCCAATCCAACATATCCCCGCGAGCTGGATTCTCGAAGCCGGACAACGGCGGTAACGGATTGATCGACGCGACCTCCCGGTCCATCTGCTTGGCGACCCCGCCGAGACGCGTCCGGAGCTCCTTTTGAAGTTGGAGCTTAAGTTTGTTGTCGAACTTCTTCATCTCGCGCACGACCGTCGTCAACTTGTCGTAATCCATTGTCGGTTTGAATACCAAGAGAAGCCTCCGTATCCATTCTACCGACGACCACGCCCTCGATTCGCTTTCGCGACCACAGCTCGTTGAAGTGTCCACAACATTCGCGGCTCGAGCTCCGCCAACTCTCGAGGAGAGATCCCCGTCTCAACGGCGAGGGTGGCAAGACTCCAATGGACGGAGTTTTCGCCTAACCCCGTTAGACTTTTGGGTTGGCCGCCTCGACTGTGTCGACCGTGTCGAGCCACTTCTCGAACTCGAGTTTCGTCGAGCCGGTCCTCTTCTCCGTGTGCCAAGCTAAAAAGAAGAGATGAGTCAAGCGAAGATTCTTCTCGAGGTCCACGATC